TGTTCTGGTCAGCGGGCGGGGCGTTGGTGACGCCGTTGACGCCGCTCTTTTCCGCGTCCTCCTTGGTTTGCGCAAGGTAGGCCGCGCCCTGGGTCTTGGCGTTTTTGACCAGCGCCTTGGCAAAGTCCTCCGCACTCATGGGCACCTCAAACTTGGCCTCTGCCAGCAGCGTCTCGCTCCCGGCCAGGGCCATGTCCTCCAGCTCCTTGATGCGTTTCCGCTCGGCGTTGGTCGCGGCCTCCTTCGCCGCCGCTGCCGCCGCTTGCTCGATTTGGTCAACCAATGCGGGATAGGCTTTCCGCAGGTCGTCCACGGTCTTAATGTCGTTTCCCATGTCCTGTGCCTCCTGTTGTGTTTCCGGCTGTCCCGCCGGTTTTGTATTTGCAAAGCGGCTTCCGGCGCTCTTTGCCGTCAAGCTGTCCTGCACGAATTTAGGGGCCTTTGCGATTTTCAGGCCCATGCTGACGCTGTTTACAAAAAGGACGCCGCCCCTATTCTCATAGGTTGCGCCGTCCTCGTCGTCATTCAGTTCATCCACAAAGCCGTGTTCTTTGGCTTGCGGCCCGGTCCACCAGCTTTCCGCGTCCATCCAGGCGGTCACTTCATCCTTGGTGTGTCCGGTCTTTTTGGCGTAAAGACTGATGATGTTTTCCTTGATGGTCGCCAGCGCCTCCAGGTATTTTTGCAGGTCCGCTTCATTGGCGTACCCGCAGTACATACGGACCGGATGCACCATGTAGGTGCTGTCGTTGGCGGCGATTGCCTTATTGCAATGGCACGCAATGATGGTGGCCGCGCTGGCGCACACTCCGTCGATACGGGCCGTCACGGTGGCCGTGTGCTGTTCCAGCAGGTTTCCGATGGTCTGCGCCGCGAACACGTCCCCGCCGCCGCTGTTGATGCGCACGGTGATATTGCTGACGGCTCCCAGACCCGCCAGGTCCTCGGCAAACTGCTTGGGCGTCACTTCGTCGCCCCACCAGCTTTGTTCCGATGCAATGTCGCCATATAAAAGCAGCTCCGCGTCTCCGCCAGCCTGATTGTGAAACTTCCAGAATTTATTAGGCACTTTCCGTCCCTCCCTCGGTTTGTTCTTTCCCGCCGCCGGGCGGGTCCTGCTCTTTCTGCGGTTCCGGCGTTGGCGCGGGTGTTGGCGTTGGATTCAGGATTTCCCGGAGCTGCCGCATTTTCTCCGCCTCCATCATCCGCTGTTCCATGTTGCGCATATAGTCCCCGCCGGTCATTTCCGCCGTCTCCCGCTGCGCCGTGGAAAATCCCGCTTCCACCCGTTTTAGGGCCGCGCTGACTTCCTGTATCGGGTTCAGGCTCGTTCTGGCCGGTCCCGGCCATACGCAGGCGCAGTAGGCTTTGCGGATTGCCGGGTCGCCAAAAAAGCCGGGCGCGTGGATTCGGCCCCGTGCCACGGCTTCCGCGAGGAACTGCTCATAAACCGGCTGGCAAAAGCTGTCCACAAAGTCGTCTCGCTTCACGTCGCACACCCTCCAAAATTCGTTGAGTGCGCCCCGCGCTGCGCTGAAATTCTGCGTGAACTGCTTTCCCATCACTTCCGGCGGTATCTCCACGCCAGAGCTGATTTCTTTAATCATGGCGTCAAAGAATGCATTGTAAGCGGTATTCGGATGCTTCGGGTCCGCAAACGCCACATCGTCCCCCGGATTCAGAGAGAGGACCGAGGCGGTCCCCATTTCAATACTTCCTGGGTCTGCGCTGTCCACTTGTACTTCCTGCGGGATATACTGGCCGATAGGCGGTCCGTTTTGTACCGATGCCGGTTTGACAAGCACGGTGAAAAACGCGCTGATTACCGCCGCGTCGATTTCTGCCTGGGTGTACCGCCCCAGTTGTTTCAGCGTTTCCAGGACCGGCGCGAGGATTGGGACGCCCCGTAGTTGCCCCGCCCGTTCCCTCGTCATAACGTGGAGGACGTTGTTTCGCCCGGCGGCTCCGCTGGCTTCCACCCGCGTCCAATCCAACATCCCGCTCTGTACGGCAAGGCTGGAATGTGGATGCCGGTTGCATATCCAGTAGGCCACTACCATACCGTCCTTGTCCGTCTCCACGCCCTGGACGATGCTGTGGACGTTGTAGCCCCTCACATAGTCCGGCACAAGCCGGTCGTACCCGTCGGGAGAACAGATTCGGTCCGCTTCAATGATTTGTACCTTTGTGGCGTATGGACTTCCGGGCCGCTCCCGGAACGGCAGCAGCGCAAAGCTGTCCCCGTTCATCAAGAATCCCATGTATGCCAGTTGTTGGAGCTTGTAGAAGTTCCCCACGCCGTCCGCGTCGCACTCCGGCGTGTCCGCCCATAGCGCAAACTCCCGCATGATTTTCCCTTGCAGCTCTTCCGCTTGCTCCCGCGTCAGTCCCAAAACTTCCGCATCGATTTGCGGGGAAGGTATCAGCCCGCCCGCCACAACATTTGTGCAGAGCGTTTTCAGCGCGGCGCTGGCCGTTGGGACACCCATGTATGCGTCGCGGGACCGCTGGCGGAGAACGTCGATGTTGTCCTCGATGTCCTCCTTGGCGCTTCCGCCGCGAAAGAGCCACCCCAGCATACTTTTCTTGGTCACGTTCGCGCCGTAGTTTCCGTAGCCGCTGTTGGTGACCTCCAGCGCCCGCCTTGCGGCAGCGCGTTTCAAGCCCTGAACCGGGGAGACAGCGGTAACGGCCCGGTCCAGAAGATTCATCTTTGCCATAGCCGCCCCTCCTAAACGTCACGAGGAACAATGTGATAGGCCCGGATACGGCCCCCGCATTGTTCCTCGTTCTCTGCCTCGGCCAGCTTCCCGGCCCAGTATTCCAGTTCCTTCCGCACGTCGTACAGGTCCGCCCGCGTCAAGGACCGCCCTTCGATTTGGTATCGCTGTCCGGTTGCGATAGCTTCCTCCGCCGCAAGCCAAATTTTCAGTCTTTGTCTGCAAAGCTCTTTGCTGAATACGGCCATTTACACACCTCCGATGCCGTTGCTTAACTTCCGCCACCCCATCCGGCGCACCGGTTGTCCCGCTCCCGGCTCCGGCTTCTGGAGCGGCGGGTTGTAGATTTCCAGCGCAGCGGTTGCGTAGTTGCGCAGGTCCAGCGGTTCGTTGCGCTTATAGTTCTTGTCCCGGAAGTCCCACGCCACGATCATTTTCCCCCGGCGGAACCTGGTGATTTTCATTTCTGCTGTCAGGCCCTTAAAGTACGTTTCATCGTACCCGGCCTCTGGATTCAGCGGGAAGTGGCAGTAGTTCGGCCCGCTCGTGATGGACGGGTCGTGTACCGTGTGCTGTAGCCTCTGGTACAGAATATCCTTTCCTTCGTCAACGCCAATGGTGAACAGCGGCGTTTTGACCCGGTTATCCGTGGTCGGATTTTTGAAGTATGGGATTCCCTGCCCACCCTTGCCCTTAATGGCGAATATGCGCCGGTCGAACTTGTCCACCGTGAACCTGTAGACCTGCACGGAACGGTATCCGCTGTCGATACAGCAGGCGGCGATTTGCAGGGCTGTCCCGTCCTTCTTGTGGAAGGAGACTTGCAGAAAAGCGTCCAGGTCCGCCCAAACCTTTTCTTCCTTCGTGTCTCCGTATATCTTCTGATACCGGATGCCCCAGCTCTCCTTGCCGACACCCCAGCCCACAACTTCCACCTCGAAACGGTCCTTCTGAACGTCCACGGCGGCGGTCAGCACCAACACACCATCCGGCACTTCCGCGTCGTACAGCTCCCGGCGGTTTATCAGCTTGTTCCTGTCGATGCACTCGCCCGGTTCTTCCCACGTCTCGCCAAGCTCGGTGTTGGTCCACGTTTTCATTTCCTCGATGTTGCCAAGTGCTAACTGCTCGCTCGCGGAAATAAATTTGTCTACAACGTCCTTCCATCCGCAGAAATTGGACGCCAGAGTATTCAGGTGAAAGCCCCGTGTTTCAGCGGTCGGATTCTCCGCCCGGAAGTGCCCCAGCTTTCCTTGCTCCTTCCAGGCGTATTCTCCGAACCGCTCCCCGCACCGCTCGCATTTGTAGAGGATTGGCTTAGAAGGGTCCGTGCGGTAGTCCTCAAAGTCCAGACTGCTCCACGCCAACGGTTGATAATGGCCGCACCCAGGACAGGGTACAGTCCACTCTTCCCGTGTGCTTTCCATAAATTCCTTTTCAATTTTGCTGTGTCCCTTGATGGTCGGCGTGGAGACGATCACGGTTTTCTTATCCCAAAATACTGTCTGCCGTTTCTGTGCCAGCAGAAGGGGATCACCCTCTGTCCCGGCGCTCTCCGGGTAGCCGTCCACCTCGTCAGCCAGCAGCACCTTGATAGGCCGCATACGCAGGCCCACGGGGCTGTTAGCTCCCACGATGGTTACATGACCGCCCGGAAAATTCTTCTTCAAGATGGTGTTTCCGCTGTACCGGCTCTTCGTATCCACCAGCCCGCGCAATACCGGCGTGTCCCGTATCATGGGCGCAAGTTTGTCTTTTGATAAGGTCTGCGCCATATCAAGCGTAGGCTCCATTGCCATGACAGGGCATGGGTAGTAGTGCATATAGTAGCCGAGTACGTTCATCAGCATAGCGGTCTTTCCGATCTGAGCGGCGGTCATAAGAACCACCTTGCGTACATGATGGTCGCCTATGGCGTCCATGATCTCCCGCTGATATGGCGCATTGTCCGTATGCCAGCGCGCCGTGCCGTTGTTGGTTTCCGCCGAAAGCACCCGGTATTT